TTTTTAGCGTGGATACGGCCGAAAAAGTTTATGGTTCGAGCCGTGATTTGCTATTTATTAATGAGGCAAATAACATTGATGAGGAGCGGGCGAGGCAGCTGGTTATCCGAACTAAAGGAACTGTTTTCTTTGACTTTAACCCTACTTGCGAGTTTTACGTCCACACCGATTACATGACCCGAAATAATAGCACCTACATCCATTCTACATTTGCCGACAACCCATACCTTGACGAAAACATTAAGCAGGAGCTTCACGAGGCTGGCGAGCGAAATCAAAATTTTAAGCGGGTATTCGTGGATGGGGAAATAGGCGTCTCGCAGGATTTGATTTTCACCAACTGGGAAATCGGGGAATTTGTAGAAAACGAAAACGTTGCCGTAATCTACGGGCAGGACTACGGCTATGTTAGCAGCCCAACAACGCTAATAAAGATTGGCGTTGATAGGAAAAACCATTTAATCTATGCGCATGAATGCTACTACCTTAAAGGGCTTGGCGTTGATAGGATAGCGCAGCTGAATGAGGAAAGCGCTGATAAAGGGTTAATCGTTGCCGATAGCGCAGAGGTTCGTTTAATTGATGAGCTTAAAAAGCGGGGGAATAACATAAAACCAGCAATTAAAGGTAAGGTGGCCACCGAGCTGCTACTGCTACAGGATTACAAGCTAATCGTTACACCAGTTAGCGCAAACATCATAAAGGAGCTGCAAATGTACAGGTGGCTAGACACCAACAATAGCGTGCCTGTTGATAACTTTAACCACGCCATTGATGCGTTGCGTTATGGTTATACGTATATTAGCGGGAATGCCGAGAAAAAGGTTTGGGTTGCGTAAAATCAATTAAAATGAAACTATTTGACTTATTAAAAAAGGCCGAAAAAAAAGAGCAACTCACGGAAAATCAGCTAATGAAGCTGCTGTTTTCCAACGCTATGTTTAACAACCCCATCGTTGACGTGTTGGATAGCCATTCAGCAGTGAAGCGGGGTTACATGTATAACCACATTATTTTTTCTATAATAAATCGGATTGCCGGAGCGGTAGCTGGAGTGCCATTTAACGTTTACCGTGTCATGAATGAGAAGGGTCGGCAGTTGTATAACAGCAGCAAAAAAGCAGGCATGTATGGCGAGGCAATTATGTACAAGTCGCTATCGTACGAACCTGCAACCGACAATGAAGTGGAGAGGCTAATTAAAGAACCCAACCCTCAACAGCGGCTTAACGATTTAATTGTTGAGCTTATTACTTTTTACCTCATAACCGGCAATGGTTACCTTTACGGTCTAAGGCGAGCTACTGGAGATAAAGGCTTTGCTCGGCTTTACACAATGCCGGCAAATTTGGTTAACATAATTTTTGGAAACTACCTCGAACCGGTTAAGGGATACAGGATTGAGTACATTGATGGCATAATTCCAAATGATGACGTGCTGCATATCAAAAATGTTAACCCGAACTATGATACTTATGGCTCATGGGTTTACGGGCTATCACCCATTCAGGCCGCTGGCACTTTAACCAGCATGAGCAACTATGCCTACACAACTCAGCTATCAAATTTCCAAACGTATGGCGTAAGGGGTATCTTGGGTGGTGAGGGTGAAAACTGGACAATGGAGCAAGTTCAGCGGGTAAAAGATATGTGGAATGGAATTGTCAACGGCTCAAAGGGCGATATAATTGTTACCGGTGCACCGATGAAGTGGACTAACATCGGGCTTTCGCCGGTTGATATGGATATAATCGAGCAGCAAAAGCTTACGCTCCGAGACCTTTGCATGATTTACAACGTTCCATCCCAGCTATTCGGGGATTCCGAACACTCCACATACAACAACATTCGTGAGGCTAGGAAGGCGATGATTACCGATGCCGTTATTCCCGTGCTCGAAAAAGTTAAAGACGGCCTGAACCGTTTCCTATGTAAAGGAACTGACCTTTACATTGACTACGACCTACAGGCTTTCGCTGAGCTACAGGACGACATGAGCGTGCAGGTAGCTGCTCTTAGCCAGGCGTGGTGGTTAACACCGAATGAAAAGCGGGTCGCAATGGGCAAACTACCAATCGAAAGCGTTACAATGGACGACGTGCTTATACCGAGCGGCTACATCCCACTAGTAGATTATGAAATGCAGGACAACACCGTTAACGACGACGAGGAGCTATGAAGTGGCGCAATGAGGCAATGGTAACGAAAGGGGCTACGATGCGCAGTGTCGAGGCATTAAGGAGAAAGCACCTTAAAAGCGCAGAGGTGCTGTACCGAAAAGCCTTGCGGGAGCAGGTTGCTGAGGTTCAGAAAAAATTAAGGCAAGTTGAAACCGTTGAAGGAATGCTACCCATTGCCGAAAGCATTGTGGTTGATAGCGTGCCGATAAAAAAAGCAATGGAGAGCGTCTATGTAGGCGTTGGTGGTGATTTCGCCAGGACAACATACAGCAACTTAACTGCCAACACCAGCAAAAAAAGCAGGAGTGAGGACTACTTTGATGACTACATGCGCAGGTATGTTGAGGAAAAAACGGGCGATAGGATTAAAACCATTTCCGAAACCACACGGGAAAAAATGCTACAAATAGTTAAAAGCACTGTTGGGAAGGCGCTATCAGAAGGGTTGTCGGTTGATGAAATTAGGGACATTCTACAACAGAAATTCGCAAATATGGTTGACTATCGTGCTGTTAGGATTGCCCGTACAGAGGTTATATCGGCCAGCAATGCCGGCAGCTTGCAGGGGGCAATTAGCACGGGGATTGCTTTCAAAAAAGTCTGGTTGGCAACAAAAACAGGGCATACAAGGAAAGGGCATTTAGAAATGATGGATAAGAGTGTTGGGGTGATGGAGCAGTTCAGCGTGCCTATTTATGACACAAAAGGCGCTTACTTAGGTAGTGAAAAGTTGAACTTTCCTGCCGACCCGAACGGTAGCGCAGGTAACGTGATAAATTGCAGATGCACGTTGGTTTATGAACCGATAAAATAGATGATGATGGAAACAAAAAATTGTGAGCTAAGGCTTAAGGGTCTTGATATAAAGAACAGAATTGTTGAGGGCTACTTTGCCATCTTCAACAACGTGGATAGCCAAAATGAAATGTTCGTTAAAGGGGCATTTGCCAAAACGATTGCCGAGAACGGAACAAAAGGGAAAAATCGAATAAAGCACCTCTACAACCACTTTGATACGGTAGGCGTTTTACAGGAGCTTTACGAGGATGATGAGGGCGTTAGGTTCGTGTCAAAAATCGGCACACACACGTTGGGAAATGACGTGCTACGGATGATTGACGAGGGGTTAATAACCGAGAACAGTGTTGGTTATCAATACATTCCTGATAAAATTGAATACCTTGATGGCGTAACAGTTTTAAAGGAGGTTAAAATGTGGGAAGGCTCTAGCCTCGACAAGTGGGGGGCAAACGAAAAGGCTGTTATCCTTAAATCGCTTGACGAGGTTGAGTTATACGTCAAAAACCTACAGGAAAAGGTAGGCCTAATCGAAAAATCAGTAAGCGGACGAACCAATTTTAGCGACGAAACTTACTACGAGCTAATCGCACAGGTTGGCACTATCAAGAAAATGGTTGATGCACTTTGTGAAATGAAGTCGCTGCAAGGCACTTTAGCTCAGAAGTCGCAAAAAGATGATAGTCAAAACCTTACGATTGATATTGACAAAATTATTGCTAACCTAAAAACTAAGTAACATGGAACTGAACGAAAAGGAAAAAGTGCTACTTGATACACTTGAAAGTAAGTTGAACGAGAAGGCAAGCAGCTACTCCGCTGCGGTGGAGACCGTCAAGGCCGGTCTAGCCGAAGTTCGTGAAAAAGATATGAAAGCCCTGGAAACCTTGCTGGTAAAGCGAATGGATGAGCTGGAAGCATTGGCAAAAGCCGCCAAGCCTGCTGAAAGGCTCGGTTTAAAAGAGCAGGTGGCAAGGGAGCTGGGAAAGGACGAGGTAATGCGCTCAATTAAGAGCAAACAAATCGTTGACCTTGAGCTAAAGGCGGCCAGCGATATGAGCTTTGCCGGTACTTCTAGCGGTCAACCCGGAAGGATTGAATTTGCGCCAGGTATCGGGTTTAGTTTGCTTAACGGAATTATGTTGGCTAATTTACTGCCCGAGTACCCCTGCAATTCCAATACGGTGTACTACATTGATGCCACAAGTCCGCAAGGTGGGCCGGATTTCATTAACGACAGCGAAACCGCACCTCAATGGAGTGCTACCATCACCCAGAATGCTGCACCAATAAAGGATGTTAGCGTTTATTCGGCCTACAGCAACAACATGATGGACGACATTGACAACTTCTCGGCCTACATTAACGACCACTTGCAACAGCTGCTTATTCGCAAGTACGATGAGAAGCTATACGACGGTGCAGCTAGCGGTACTGACGAGTTCAACGGGTTAACCTACTATGCGCAAACATTCTCGCTGCCTGATGCGTCGCTAAAAACCACCTCTCCTAACCTTCGAGACGTGCTGAATGCTGCATGCGCACAAGTTGAAGACAACAAGGGCAAGGCTAATTTCGTGCTGCTCAATCCTATTGATTTCAGGGCGTTGAAAAACATAAAGGATACAACCGGCCAGTACGCCATGCCGTGGGATTTGTCGCCATTAATGATGATTGACGGGCTGGCCGTTATTGCCAACCCAGCAGTTACAAAAGACAACTTCCTGGTTGGCGATTTTACAAAGGCAGCCCAATACGTAAGGCAGTCGTTGAGGCTAACCATTGACCCGTACACATTGAGCACCAAGAACGCCATCAGGGTAACCCTCACCAAGCGGGCAACCCTTATTGTACATGCGGGTGATGCTTACAACTTCGTTAAGGGTGTTATCAGCACCGCAAAAACAGCGTTAACAGCTGAGTAGT